TTACGCGAGTAAGCTCCCAGAAGGAACCATTAGCATCACCAACAGTATAAGGTTGAATAGCAATAGGTCGCCATTCAGCGTTATCTGGGTGAGTAGAGTTTGTAGTAATAGTAGATAACCTAGTAGTGTTATCGTAAGTGACAGAAGCAGGTACGTGTAGATAGTCCAAGGCAGGGTTATCGTAGATAGCGCCTTGTGGTGTCTGGACAATAGGTACTTGATTATTTGGATTAATATACATCGACAACATATGGACTCTTCCATTAGCTGAGATAGCAAGGAAGATCTGATCTTGTTCAATGAAGTGACCTAAAATATTGCCAGGAAAGTCCCACCTAAACCAACTACGAATTTGATTCTGTGCATCTACTTTATAGAAACGATAGAAATAGAGGTTACTAGCTTCGTTATTATAGAGAGCTATGAAGGAGTTCTGGCTACTTCCAAAGCCCCTATTAATACCACTAGGAACCCAAGTAGTAACAGGCTTGCCAACATCATTAAACACAGGGCTATTGTTCTCGCCTCGTGTTGCCATAGACAGAACACGGGTGTAGTTATTAGCATCAGAAGTAAATAGGATCTCATCATCAACAAGGATGGGATCAAAGTGGGTGTACATCTCGTACTTTGAGACGCTTCTAATAGCCGCTGTAGCAGGCGATAGAACGCCATCGCTACCAGAGGTCATAATGAACTGTTCTCGCGTACTAAAGAGCACCAAGCCCTGTGTCATGGGCTGTACAGCAAACAGGGTAACGTCCTGCATACTTGTACAAGTCAAATCAACAGGATCAGCGTCACTAGTAGTCAACGCACTGTTACGCCAGAAGTTGAGATATTCAACAGGTTGACTAAGAATAACGTTATCAGTACTGACAAAACCAAACCTATTCTTATGGAAGAATAAGTTAAAGATGGGTTCACCAATAAAAGAAGGGTTACCAGTTAAGCCAACAGGACGAGTCTCCCATGTAGCAGGTCCAAAGGTAAATGTATCTGTTGCAGTACGTGTAAGTACGTGGGGCATAGTGTCCCCATCAAACGTCGTTAGTGCACCAGGAGCAACAGTTTCATTCCAGATTTCAAGAGTACCGTCCCAAACAAGATAGTAATCATCTTGTGTACCAGCAATACCAACAACAGCATAAATATCACCGTCATTAAGGTTAGCTGCTTCAGGTAGTTCAGCAACAGTATTGACAGTACCAGCCAACGTGCCAGGAGCAACGTCAGCTGTCATTGCAGTGTCAATCGTTTTGTTGACAAGATAAAAATCATTATGTTTTTGGACACACCTAAAAGCATCATTGCCTAGGGTGCCTCCATCAAGGTAAGCACTTTGTGCACCAGTGACCGTAGCAACAGCACCAGTCTCAATATTGATTAGATTAATGGTGTGAATATTAGCGTTATCACCTTGAATCCAACCAATATACATTTCCTCCTTATCATTAAAACGATAAATAAACCAATAGGCATCGTTTAAGAAGGTGTCTGCTCCAAGGTCAACCGCGAACTGAGAACCAGGGCGCTTTGTCATACCAAACGTGACATCTGGATAAACGTTCCTGGCATCTCTGACAAAACCAGGAGCCTTTTCTTTATCGGGTTCTCGTGAGACACCCTTTACATAATTGTCAATCGTTTGAGTTACAGCAGCCATCAGTATCTACGTAGGGAATGAGCAGGGATATATGAACGGTATGCATTATCTTCAGCATCTACACCAAAGAAAGAGTAGTCACCTTGACGGGTCTCATACTCAAGAGCTTGGCTACGGCAATACTCTTCACGCTCTTTAAGCATCCCATATTGACTAGTATCACCAGTAATACGTGAGCTACATATCTTAGCTGCCCTAGCAATAATATAATTTTGAATAGGAATGGGTACAGTCTCCCAATCAAAATAGAAAGTTTTAGTAGCTACAGGGTCGTAGTCCCATTCATTTGTATGGTTTGCTTTGTCGTACAAGAAACGGTTAGTACCATTAGAACGGATCACACCGTTATGATGGAGATTAGCAAGATCATTACGATCTAAATCAACTTGTAGTTCATTATCAGCAATGAGAATCATGTTGTTTGTAGCAGTCGCAGTAGACCTAACAAGAGTTACATGCTTTTCAGTGTTGAACGTCCAACCTTCCGCTTGAACATCCCTACTGGTTGACACCAATGTATTCCATGCAATCGAAACGTCCGGGTTTGATGTGTCTAGGGTAGATACAGGAGCCTGACCAATAGATTGGAGCAGCTCATTAACAGCCGCCAACTGTTCAGAAGTAGGATTAGACGGCGGATTTCTCCATGAACTTGTCATTGATTATATCAAGTTAAAGAATAAAAAAAAGGGACCCCGAAAGGTCCCCTTTGAATCAAGCGCGAGAGATAACAGGGCTATCGCATTCGCTAGTGTGATAAGCAAAACGAAGGTTCTTCGTCTCACTGGTCACGGTAGAAGCAGCAACGGCAGAACCGTAACCCTTCTGAGTTTTTGCAACCGAGGTACGGATGGCAGTGTTACCACCAGAGATGCCAGAGGTTGCTCCAGAGACACCATTGTCTCCAGCAGCAGTAGTAGGATTAGCCATAATTATTGCAGGGGCAAGGGTTCAGGATCAGACTGAGTAGTAGCTGCAACATAGGTCCCGCCATAAGCGAGACCCACACTGCCACCACGTCCGTACTCAGCCTTGGTTTGAGGGTTATAGGTTTCGGAAACAACCGTACCTACACCAGTATCGATCTCAATAGAGCCGATATTTCCAGGACGAATAGACATGGTTTTAACTCCTATCAGGCAGCTTGCAGCTCAATAGCACAAGCGGGGTTCAGGGTGCCGACACCCATTGCCATGCGACCAACGATGATGTCGCCTTGGTACATCGTCTTCACGTCAGAACCAGTGGTCTGAACGCTAGGACCAATACCTTCAACAACACCAGCAGCATCCTTCATGTAGATGAGACCACAGGAGTTGGTGAAGTCACCAGAGTAATCATTATTCTCACCGTCAACACGGGCAACAGCACCGCCAGAGCCAGTGCCAGTCACCATGAACGGCAGGTTGTTAGAACGACGAATGCTGATACCAGCGATCTCATAGAGACCTTCGCCGCTGTTCAGGTTACCCTGAGTGTTGCCGTAATCACGGTTGAGGATGTTGCTGTCGACCTGAGAAATCAGGGCGTAGTACTGTCGCGGAGACAGGACAGCGGTGCGACCTTCGCGGGGCACATTCTTCTCATCCAAAATCGAGGCGGCTTCAAAGAAGCCATCGACTAAAGATTGAGCGTTGTACTGGTTACCAGCACCGAGGTTGATAATAGAACCACCAGGCTCGGGACCAGGTGCAGCAGTCACAGGGTGTGCTTCGCGTGCAGCAAGTGCAATGGTGCGGAACACTTTCTTGTCATAAGCTTCGGCAAGAGCGTGACCAATCTTCTTGGAAATCTCAGACCTCAAGCTATAATGAGCCAGGGTCTCATCCAAGTCGTAGACGAAGGCTGAGGAGATCAGCAGGTCGTCCATGAGAATGGTTTTCTCTGCCACCGGAGGATCACCAGATCCAAGGATCGGCGTGCCAGGAGTGTGATACTCGGCTTGCATCCGACCAGTGAAGATGAACTGCATAGACTTACCGTTACGCAGGGTACGGTTCTGAACAGTTCCTTTAGCGATACAGGCACTTTCGTAAGCCTTAAACATCTCACCGCTAAACAGCTTGAGATACAGGGCATACTTATCACCAGCGGCACCACCAGCAGCGGGGTAACCTTGGCTCAGTGCAAGTTGGGGGTTCGAGTTAATCGAACCTTGAGGGGTAGGACGTGTATTAGGAGCGCCACTACCTACGAGAGGTGCAGTCATTGTTTTAAAGAGGTTGTTATTTGCTAGTTCCTCTGTCGACAGAAGTATTTAATTGTATATAAGTAGGCTATATACGGTGCCAAAACCGGTTTCGACATGAGGTGCCCGACGTATCGGATTCATGTCAATGACTGGGGACGGAGTCGAACCGTCCCTACACCATCAG